TAGTTGATGTCTGAACTTAACTTCCAACTGCTTAAGTGGCAGCAGAGTGTCTTTAAAGATACTACACGCTTTAAAGTGGTAGCTGCAGGTCGAAGGTGTGGTAAGTCTCGTCTATCAGCTGTATCGCTGTTAATTGAGGCTTTGAATTGTCCAGATGGGTCAGCTGTGATGTACATAGCACCTACCTTAGGACAAGCTAGAACGATTATGTGGGACTTACTGCATGAGCTAGGTAGACCTGTGATCAAGTCTAGCCATGTGAATAACTTAGAGATTACTCTTATCAATGGTAAGAAGATACTAGTACGTGGAGCTGATAACCCAGATAGTCTTCGAGGTGTGTCGTTAGTCTACGTAGTGATGGACGAATGTGCCTTTATTAAAGAAGATGTATGGCAGAAGATCATTCGAGCTTCACTGTCAGATAAGAAGGGTAGAGCACTGTTCATCAGTACACCTTCAGGACGTAACTGGTTCTACGATACGTTTAACTTAGGACAGGATGACACTGATGAGGAGTGGAAGTCATGGCACTTCACCACTCAAGACAATGAGACTATTGATCCTAAGGAGATTGAGGCTGCAAAGCGTACATTGAGTTCCTTTGCATTTAAGCAGGAATACTTGTCTAGCTTCGATACAGCAGGAGCTGATGTCTTCAAAGAGGAATGGTTTAAGTTAGCTGAAGAACCTGCATACGGTAGTTACATTGTAGCGATTGACTTAGCAGGTTTTGAAGAGGTTGGTAAGAATGCTGGAGCTTCTAAGAAGAGATTGGATGAGACAGCTATTGCAGTTGTTAAGTTAGAAGATAACGGTAACTGGTGGGTACATAAGATACAGCACGGTAGGTGGGACATCAGAGAGACAGCTGTTAACATCTTGAAGGTGATTAGAGACTATCAACCTACAAGCATAGGTATTGAGAGGGGAGCATTAAAGAATGCTGTACTGCCATACCTGAATGACTTGATGAGGAAGAATAACATCTATGCTCACATACAGGACTTAACTCACGGTAACAAGAAAAAAACTGATAGGGTTGTCTGGAGCTTACAAGGTAGGATGGAACATGGAAGGATTACCTTCAATGACCAAGAGGACTGGAGTGAGTTTAGAGATCAGTTAGTTATGTTCCCAACAGCAGGTGTACATGATGACTTGGTAGATGCTTTGAGCTACATTGATCAACTGGCTATAGCTAACTACAACCAAGACTACGAAGAAGATGAGTATGAGGTCTTAGACCCTATCTCAGGTTACTAAACAAGGATTAACAAGATGGCTAAAACAGGACTCTATGCGAACATCCAAGCTAAACGTAAGCGTATAGCTGCAGGTTCAGGTGAGAAGATGAACAAGGTAGGCTCTAAAGCTGCTCCTTCTAAGATGGACTTCATTGAGGCTGCTAAGACAGCCAAGAAGAAACCTACAAAGGGTAAGTAACACTATGAAAGATTCTAGACTTGAAAGAGCTGGTGTCAGTGGTTATAACAAACCTAAGCGTACACCTAATCATCCAACTAAGAGTCACGTAGTAGTGGCTAAAGAGGGTGATCAAGTTAAGACTATCAGGTTTGGACAGCAGGGTGTCTCAGGCTCTCCTGAAGGTTCAGCTCGTAACGATTCCTTTAAAGCTCGTCATGCTAAGAATATTGCCAAAGGTAAGATGTCAGCAGCTTTCTGGGCCAACAAAGTTAAATGGTAACAAATAAAGGTACAAATATGGAAGAGAACCATATGGATAAGTTTGAAGAACCTACTGAGAATGAGAAGGAACTCACCTCATGGGTTAATCAACACATTACTCGCTGGCGTGATCACCGTGACGCTAACTACATGGACTTGTGGTTGGAATACGAACGTATCTTCCGTGGTATCTGGGCTGCTGAGGATAAGGGGCGTGAGAGTGAGCGTAGTCGTATCATCTCTCCAGCTACTCAGCAAGCTATTGAGACTCGTCACGCTGAAATCATGGAGGCAATCTTTGGTCAAGGTGAATTCTTTGACATCACAGATGATGTGAAGGATGTAGATGGTAATCCTTTGGATGTTGAACAGATCAAGGTTCAACTGCATGAGGACTTCAAGCGAGACAAGATTAAGAAAGCTATTGACCAGATTGAGTTGATGGCTGAGATATATGGTACAGGTATTGGTGAGATCATTGTCAAGACTGAGAAGGAGTACATCCCAGCTACTCAAGCGATCCCCGGTATTGCTAATGCAGCTGCCATTGGAGTTCAAGAGAAAGATAGAGTTGCGGTCAAGATTAAACCAGTTAACCCTAAGAATTTCCTTATTGATCCTAATGCTGATTCCATTGACGATGCTCTGGGCGTTGCTATCGAGAAGTATGTATCCGTTCACAAGATTGTGGATGGCATTGAGCGAGGGATTTATAAGAAGGTCGACATCACCCTTACAGCGGAGGATGAAGACTTGGAAGTAACCCAAGACTTGAAGACCTATCAAGATGATAAGGTACGTCTGGTTACATATTATGGTTTAGTTCCCCGTGAGTACTTGGATGAGGAAGAATCTGAAGAGTATGCTGAGTTGTTCCCTGAAGGTTCAGTAGGTGATGAATACTGTAACCTTGTAGAGGCTATCGTTGTTATTGCCAACGGTGATCTACTGTTGAAGGCTGAGGCTAATCCTTACATGATGAAGGATCGTCCAGTTGTAGCCTACCAAGACGATACAGTTCCCGGACGTTTCTGGGGTCGTGGTACAGCTGAGAAGGCCTACAATATGCAGAAGGCTATTGATGGTCAGCTACGTGCTCACATGGACTCACTGGCATTGACTACAGCACCTATGATTGCAATGGATGCTACTCGTCTGCCTCGTGGTGCTAAGTTTGAGATTAAGCCCGGTAAGGCTATCTTGACTAATGGCTCACCTTCTGAGATCTTGTATCCGTTCAAGTTCGGTCAGACTGATGGCAATGCAGCTGCAGCAGCGCAGAACTTTGAGCGTATGCTATTGCAAGCTACAGGCACAGTGGACAGCGCAGGTATGCCCTCTAACGTACCTCGTGATGCAGGTGCTGGTGGTATGTCTATGGCTATGGCAGGTATCATCAAGAAGTACAAGCGTACCTTGAGTAACTTCCAAGAAGACTTCATGATCCCGTTCATTAACAAAGCTGCCTTCCGCTATATGCAGTTTGACAGTGAGCGTTATCCATCAGTTGACATGACATTCGTACCTACAGCTACTTTGGGTATCTTGGCACGAGAGTTTGAACAACAGCAGATGATTGGACTCTTGCAGACACTTGGCCCTAATACGCCAGTACTGCCATTGATCTTGAAAGGTATCTTGCAGAACAGTTCCTTGTCTAATCGAGGTGCTTTGATGCAAGCTTTGGATCAGATGTCACAGCCTAACCCACAAGCTCAAGAGGCTGCACAACAGCAACAGATGGCTCAGATGCAACTTGCACAGGCTCAAGTGGCAGATCTCCAGTCTAAGGCTCAGAAACAAGCTGCTGAGGCTCAAAAGACCATGATTGAGGCTCAGATGATCCCTGAAGAACATCGAGTTAAGGTCGTACAAGCTGCTGCAACTAACCTTGACAACGGTGATGACTTTGAGAAGCGTCTGAAACTGGCTGACATGATGCTAAAAGAGAAGCAAGTTAACCTGAAAGCTGCAGATATTGCCTCAAATGAGCGTATTGCAAGCCTTCAGATGATGACTAAGCAAAGAAAACAATAAAAAAGCTTGACAAAGTGTTGTTTTTATGCTACAATAACACTATTGTTTAAGTATTTAATGGAGGGATAAGCCAAATGGCCCCTGATTTAGCAAAATATTACGAAGAAACCTTTAATACGATGAGTACTAAGGGTTGGGACTTCTTAATTGAAGACTTTGAAGAGATTAAGGCTAGTTTAAACGACTTATCTACTGTCACGGACACACAAACACTTTATTTCCGTAAAGGACAGCTAGATATTCTTGAATTAGTTTTAGGGCGTAAGGCTGTGTGTGAGAAGGTGTACGAGGAATTACAGGATCAGCAAGGAGACTTGCGTTGAAAAGACTCTATGATTTCAAATGCCCTAACGATCACATAACTGAATCGCTAGTTGATAGTGATCATACGACTGCTAAATGCAAAGTATGTAGTAAGGACGCTATCAGGCTCATTTCAGCACCTAGTATTGGTTTAGACGCTATATCTGGCGACTTTCCCGGTGCTACAGCTAAGTGGGCTGCTGTGAGAGCTGACAGGCTCAAGCAGGAACAAAAGAGAGGATCTGAATAACTATTCAGGCAACCCAATTCTATTTTACAAATATCCTGTAATCCCATCGTGGACAGGGAAAGGTTAGGTATGGCTTTAATTGATAATGAGGAACTAAGTTCTAATCAAGGTAGTGAGATCGAGGCTGAAGACTTTAAGCTGGAACAACAAGCCCAGCAAGCTCAACAGACTGAGACTAGCAATGAAGTTGAGATCCCTGAGAAGTATAAAGGGAAGAATCTTGAAGACATTGTTAAGATGCACCAAGAGGCTGAAAAGCTTATCGGTCGTCAAGCTCAGGAGGTGGGTGAAGTACGAAGACTCGCTGACGAACTACTTAAACAGAGTTTAGCTCAAAAGCAACAACAAGTACAACCAAAAGAAGAGACACCAGAGATAGATTTCTTTGAAGATCCTCAGAAACATCTCAACAATGCAGTAGCTAATCATCCAGATGTGTTAGCAGCCAAACAAGCAGCGTTACAGCTCAAGCAGATTCAGACACAGGCAATGCTCAACAAGAAGCATCCTGACTTTGCAGATATTGTACGTGATGGTGAGTTTATTGAGTGGGTTAAATCCTCCCCAATGCGACTTAACATTTATGCTATGGCTGATGCCAACTACGATTTTAATGCTGCTGATGAGTTGATTACAACTTTCAAACAGATCCGAACATCTAAGACACAACAAACTACTGACGCAGGTAAAGCTGTTAGACAACAGAATCTGAAAGCAGCTAGTGTTGATGTGGGAGGAACTGGAGAATCATCTAAGAAAGTATATCGTCGTACCGACCTTATCCGGCTACGAATGCAAGACCCAGACCGATACGAAGCACTACAGCCTGAGATTATGGCAGCTTACGCAGAGGGACGAGTCAAATAAACACATTAATTTAATCATCAGGAGATTTATAAAATGGCTTTAGGTACAAATCACGTAACGACCACAACTGCAGCAACGTTCATTCCAGAAGTATGGAGTGATGAGATTGTTGCAGCCTATAAGAAGAGCTTGGTTGCAGCTAACCTAGTTAAGAAGATGTCTTTCAAGGGCAAGAAAGGTGACACAGTTCACATTCCAGTCCCTGCACGTGGCACAGCTTCAGCTAAGGCAGCTTCTACACAAGTGACATTGATTGCAGCCACTGAGACTGAAGTTCAAGTGTCTATCAACAAGCACTACGAGTACTCACGTTTGATCGAGGACATCGTTGAAGCTCAAGCATTGTCTAGCTTGCGTTCATTCTACACAGATGATGCAGGTTACGCTTTGGGTAAGCAAGTTGATACTGACTTGATCACTTTGGGTCAACAGTTCAACGTTTCAACAGCTGGTGACGGTAACTACCGCTACGCTGGTGCTTTCATCGGTGGTGACGGCTCTACAGCTTTTGACTACACAGCTAACACCAATGCTGGTAATGCCTCAGCTTTGACAGCTGCTGGTATTCGTCGTACAATTCAGCGTCTTGATGACAGCGATGTTCCTATGGACAATCGTTTCTTCTTGATTCCTCCTTCTGTACGTAACACTATCTTGGGTTTGTCTGAGTTCACAACCTTCAACAGCGTTGGTGAGGCAGGTACAGCTAACAGCATCCGTAACGGTATGATTGGTGACATCTACGGTGTTCCAGTCTATGTTACATCCAATGCTGGCTACGCTAACAGTGCAGCTAACGGTTCCGGTACTAACATTGGTCGTGTGTGCTTGATGGCTCACAAAGACTCTATGGTGTTGGTGGAGCAAGTTGGTGTTCGTTCACAGACTCAGTACAAACAAGAGTACCTCGGTACATTGTTCACAGCTGATACTTTGTACGGTTGCGCTGAGTTGCGTAACTACGGTGGCGTTGCCCTCGTCGTTCCAGCTTAATAGCTAAATAGGTTCCCTCTCACAAGGAGGGAGCCTTTTTAATGTATCAAAGGTGGTACATCAGAAAGGTAACAATATCATGGCAAAATTTAAGTGCATTCAATCTGGTAACACAGTGGAGTTCTTCCAAGAGCATGAGATTCTTGAGATGCGTAAGCATGGTGGCTACACTGAAGTAGTTATTGAAGCACCTCCAGTAGTAGCACCAACAACTGTAAAGTCAACTAAAAAGGTAGCTAAAGATGAGATCAGTATCGGTGGGGAATCTGCTGACAGCAGCAACTAAGACAACAGTTTATACGGTTCCCACTGGTTACTATGCTAAGTGGAATCTTTGTTACGTGGTTAACACAACTGGTAACAATAAAGCTATTGATGCAATTTGGTACGATGCTAGTACAGCTACTGAAATTCACATTCTAGATGGCTATGTCTTAAGTCCAACACAGTTCATTAAGTTTGATGGTGGTGCTTACGTTGTACTTGAAGAGGGTGATCAGGTACGTATGGAATCTGAAACTGGCTCGACAATGAACACTGTCAATACATTTGAACTATATAGAAAAGGCGAGTAACAATCATGGCAACTCCTCAAGCATTAACACCTGAACAAATTGCCCAGATTGTAGCAGCTGGTCGTGGTAACACTGTCAATATTGATGGTCTTTTTTACGGTGGTAACTGGGCTGATCAAGGCTCAGGTGAGTCAATGCAAGAAGGCCCACTTCAAAACATTACAGCTTCCACTGGTAAAGGCGCAGGTAATCCTTACTACGAATACAACCCTACAGGTGCTTTTACACGAGAAGGTGTAGAACAAAAGGTTGATAGTGGTTTTGGTGAGTTCTTGTTAGGTGCTGGAGCTTTGTTTGCTCTTCCCGGTGCTTTGAATGGTTCCTTGTTTGGTGGTGCAGGTGCAAGTGGTCTAACAGCTTCAGAGTTAGCTGCAGCGGATATGGCTTTAGGAGGTGTTGGAGGCACAGCAGGTGCTGAAGCTCTTGCCTCTGCAGCAGCCGCTGGAGGTACAACCTTAACAGCTTCTCAGTTAGCTAATCTAGCTAAGGCTGGTATCAACGTAGCGGGGTTGATAGGTGCTACTAATGCTGTATCAAACATGGGTGGTAACACTTCAACTGCAGCTCCTATTACTTATTCAGGTGGTGGTGTAGGTGGTTACTCTCCTGAGTACTTTAGTAAGGTTCAGAGCACATACAATCAATTGATGCCTAACGTACCTCGTGACGTTGCAAGTCCTTTGCAGCAGTGGTACTCAACTGAGTTCAATCCCGGAGCTTCTGTCACAGGTAGTTTGTTTGGTGACATGACAGGTGGAACTACAACTAGACCTACAACACTTAAGCCTGTAACTCCTCCGGTAGTTAAGCCTCCTATTACTACTGTACCTACCACAACCGTACCTACAACGACTGTACCAACTACTACTACACCTGACACAGTTGTCAATCCCGGATCGGCTGGTTATCAGTACGCTACACAGAATCTAGGTTTAACACCTGCACAGTACTTAAACAATATTAATCAGTGGATTATTGACAATCCTAGAGCTACTAAAGAGCAGATTGATGCAGTTATGTCTCAGGCTGGTGTTAGTGATACTGACTTGCAAGAAGCTCTTAGAACTACAACATTCTCAGATGCTACTAAGTACGCTTTGACACATGGCGGTAGTTTACAAGAATTAGGTACTAACATTATAGATTGGGTTAATGCTAATCCTACAGCTACTAATGAGCAGATTCAAGCTGAACAAGCTAAGTATGGTATTTCAGATCAAGATATTGCCAATGCGATGTATGGTTTGAACTCATCAGCTGCTAAAGAGTATGCTGTAGTACATGACATGGGATTAAATCAGTACTATCAGAATATTGCAGATGCTGCAAAGTCAGGAATAACAGTAGATCAAGCAGTAGAGCAAATGAAACAATACGGTGTAAGCCCTGCGGATGTTAAACAAGCATATAGTATGTTTGCTCCTGCTGGTGGTCTAACATTAGATGAAGTCTTGGCAGCTTACAACAAATAAATACTTGGAGTATAAATGACTACGATCATTACAAAGAATAGCAGTACATCATCAGCTGTACCTGCATCAGGAGATCTAACTAAGGGTGAGTTAGCTATTAACGTCACCGATAAGAAGCTGTACACTAAAGACAATTCAGGTACAGTTGTTAAAGTTGTAGGCTCTCTTGGTAATCAAGAAGCTTCAGCAGCTGCCATCACAGGTGGTACAGCAGCTGGAGTGGCTATCACTGGTGGTACTATTAACAATACCCCCATTGGTGGCACTACAGCAGCAGCTGTGACAGGTACTGTAGTTACAGCTACAACTAACTTTGCAGGTGCTCTGACAGGTGCTGTGACTGGTAACGTAACTGGTAACTTGACAGGTAATGTCACAGGTAACGTTACAGGTAACGTCACAGGTAATGTAACAGCCTCTACAGGTACATCTACGTTTAACAATGTAACCATTAACGGTACATTGGACATGGATGCAGCCTCTTCAGCTACCATTACTAACCTACCTAACCCAACTAACTCAGGTGATGCAGCTAACAAAGCTTATGTAGATGCACAAGTTGCAGCTGTGGTTGATGGTGCTCCAGCAGCATTGGATACCTTGAATGAGCTTGCAGCAGCCTTGAATGATGATGCTTCATTCTCTACCACTGTAACTAACGCTATTGCAGCTAAGTTAGCTTTGTCTGGTGGTACGATGACAGGTAATATTGCAATGGGTACTAACAAGGTTACAGGCCTTGGTACTCCATCGTCAAGCACAGATGCTGCCACTAAAGGTTACGTAGATACTGTCGGTGATGCTAAGTTAGCCTTGGCAGGTGGAACTATGACAGGTAACATTGTCATGGCTTCTAACAAGGTTACAAGTACAGCTACCCCAAGTGCTGATGCTGACCTGACAACTAAGGTATATGTTGACTCTATCCTCGGTAGTGCTACATCAGCAGCTACATCAGCTTCAGCAGCTGCAACATCAGCGACCAATGCAAGTAACTCAGCCTCAGCAGCTTCATCATCGGCCTCTGCAGCGAGTGCCTCAGCTAGTGCTGCAGCAGCGTCCTATGATTCCTTCGATGATCGCTACTTAGGCTCTAAGACATCAGCTCCATCTGTTGATAATGATGGTAATACCTTACTTACAGGTGCTCTCTATTGGAACTCCACAGGTAGTCAGTTGTATGTGTGGAGTGGTAGTGCATGGACTCAAGCAGCTTTCACAGCAGGTAGTTTCCTCTCGACAGGGGACATTGGAACCACCGTACAAGCCTATGATGCTGACCTGACTACATGGGGAGCTAAGGCTGCTCCTAGTGGCACTGTCGTAGGAACGACAGACTCTCAAACCCTGACAAACAAAACATTTACAGGTTACACAGAAACTGTTTATGCTTTGTCTGGTACTGCAATTGACCCTGCTAACGGCACAATCCAGACTAAGACATTAAGTGGTAACACTACTTTTACAGAATCATTGGCTGATGGACAATCTGTTGTCTTGATGCTTAATCCATCTACCTACTCTGTAACATGGCCTACCATGACATGGATTAATACAACTGGTTCAGGTTCTGCACCTACACTTGAGGCATCATCTATGAATGTAGTTGTTATGTGGCAAGCTGGTAGTACTGTTTATGGCAATTGGGCAGGGAGTGCTTAATGTTTCTGGCTAACAAGTTAAACAAGGGCGGTAGTCTTTCATCGCCTGACGCACAATTTAACTACGTCACCATGCTTTTACATGGTGATGGGACTAATGGCGCACAGAACAATACATTCTTAGATAGCAGTACAAACAACTTCACCATTACCCGCAACGGCAATACAACCCAAGGTTCTTTCTCGCCTTATGGGTCTAATTGGTCTAATTACTTTAATGGTGACCCTACTCGATTGTCTTTAGCAACTGCAACTGCTTTAGGTACAGGAAATGTAACAGTTGAATTTTGGTTTAATACGCCAGACACATCGGCAACATATTACGCACTTTATGATGGGCGTTCTGCTGCTAATACAAATACAGGTTTTGGTATTTTTCAATATGGTCAAACGATTGAAATTTATGGCAATGGTTTAAAAGTATCAAGTGCAGCAAGTGCTTTTACGGCAAACACTTGGATTCATTTTGCAGTTGTTAGAACATCAGGAACTTGTCAAATTTACATCAATGGTGTTGCCTCTGGTTCATCAGCAAGCTACTCCGACGATTTCACATCAACAACAAGAAGCATTGGTAGAAATTCAACTGCTGGAAATTTTTACACGGGATACATCTCAAACTTGCGTGAAGTTACAAGTGCTTTGTATAGCGGTACTTTTACGCCAAGCACAACACCATTAACTGCGGTATCTGGCACAACTCTTTTAACTTGCCAGAGCAATCGATTCATTGACAACAGCACAAATGCCTACGCAATTACAGTCACAGGAACACCAAGCGTCCAACGCTTCAACCCATTTGGTGCTTCTACCGCCTATTCCACAAGCGTGATTGGTGGGTCAGGGTACTTTGATGGTAGTGATTATTTGACTGGCCCAACAAATAACGCAGCTTTTCAGTTTGGAACTGGAGACTTTACAATTGAAATGTGGGTTTACACGGCAAATTTGTCAGCATATCAAACATTGTTGGAAATCCGTAGTGCAGATTCATTATCTCCGTATGGTTTGTTTATTGATAATACTGGTAAACCTTATTTATACGATGCAAGTGGTATTCAAGCATCATCTATTGGTGTAACAGCAAACGCATGGACTCATCTTGCATTTGTTCGAACTTCTGGAACTTTTAAGATTTTTGTAAATGGAACTTCTGGTTATAGTGCATCAAATACAAACTCTGAAGACGCTAATGGCTTGTTAAAAATTGGTGATAATTTTAGTAGTGGCGCATTTTATTTAGGGTACTTATCTAATTATCGTATTGTTAAAGGAACTGCTGTTTACACAAGCAACTTTACACCTCCAACTTCTCCATTAACTGCGATAAGCGGAACATCATTGTTGTTAAACTTTACCAATGGTGCAATCTTTGACAACGCCATGATGAACGACTTAGAAACTGTGGGCAATGCACAGATTTCTACAAGCGTGGTGAAGTATGGAACGGGGTCTATGTCGTTTGATGGCACAGGCGATTGGTTACTGACACAAAATAATTTAACTATTGGATTTGGAACAGGGGACTTTACTGTTGAGTTCTGGATTAACCCAACTAATTGGTCAAATACCTATGCAGGTGTAATTGGTGGACAAAATACTAATTCTTTATGGATTGGTAAAAACACTAGCAATTTTGTATTAAGAGCGTCTAACAATACGGATTTAGTTTCCTATGGGACTATGCCAACAACAGGAACGTGGACGCATATTGCAATAACCAGAAGTGGTACAACTGCAAGAATGTTTTATGACGGCACACAAGTAGCAAGCGCAACAACAGGACACAATTTTGTTAATGCTGCTTTTTATATTGGTCAAGATGGTGGCGGCAATGCTTTTACAGGATACCTAGACGACATGAGAATCACCAAAGGCTATGCCCGATACACCGCCAACTTCACACCGCCAACTGCGGCATTTAAAGATACAGGCCCAACCTAAAGGACAATCATGCAAATTGCAATCTTAACTAACCCAATTACAGTTGGCGATTATCGTGAACTGTTTAGCAACACATCGTTTCCTCCAAGTGGCCCAAGCGATGAATTCTTGACTGCTAACAATGCCAAGAAAGTAAACGCTTTCAAAGTCCATGACAGACTGACACAGAAGTTGGTTTCATGTAATGCTTATGACGATGGTGAGTTTGTTTCTATCGTTCAAGTGGAAAGCCTGAGTGCTGATGAAATCCAAGCTGCCAAAGATTCTGCAATGGCTCAGATTCGTGGTCAGCGTAACCAGTTACTCAAAGAATGTGACTGGACTCAGATTGCTGACTGCACTATTCCTAAGAAGTCTGAGTGGGCAACATATCGTCAGACTTTGCGTGACTTGCCAAGCACGATTACAGAGCCTCGTACCTTTACAGATTGGCCTCATAACCCTGATTGGGTTGAGCCTACTATCTGAGGTAAGCCATGAGCGAAGTAAGCCACGAGCAAATTTACAATCGTTTACTAGCTGTTGAGCAAAAAGTAGACGAGATTGATAAGAACACCAAAGACCTAGTAACTGCTATTGATGCAGCAAAAGGTGCTGTAAAGGTTCTTAACTGGATAGCCTCTATTGCCCAACCAGTTTTATGGATTGGTGGTTTGATATTAGCTGCTGGTGCTTTGTGGCAGACATGGATTAAAAAATGAAAGATTGGGCTGTTGCTTTTATTAGTGCAGCCCTTCTTTGTGCAACTATTGTTTGGTGTGTCTACATAATTCTGTGGGCATGGTATTTGTAGAGTTTTTTCTAGCTGTATCTATTGA